TTTATAGCCGCACGGTTTCTTTCTGTTTCGATGTCCTTTATAGTCTGGATACAGAGATTTACGGAAATTGATAGAATCAGAAAAAAACAGAATAGAATCGTCAAAATGTCCCAGATCGTTAGCAATGTTGTAAAGCTCCCGTTCTACATATTCGTATGCCTCAGAGAAGCGGCTAGTGACTGTAATTACGTCATCACCCCAATCAATCTCTGATTCGGAAGCAGCACAACACTTATATACGATATAATCGGCATCAATGAGTAGACTCATCCTTGACCTCGTTTCAGCTTACGAGTACCTTTCGGAAGAGATCGAGTCCCATTACCTTGATGTGTATGTTTGAACTTAGCTCGTGATTGAAACTCTTTACGGCCAAGATTTGTCTTTGATTTGGTAGCCATAACGGTTGGGTGGATTAGTGGACTTCAGCCCAATTACTGCCGATCTTACCTTCAGCAGCTATGGGAACTCGGAGGTTGTAGTATTCGCCAGATAGCGCAGCACATAGCTCAAGGTGATTCTTGAGATCCTCTGCATAAACTGGCAGGCATTCCCACTGAAGTTCATCGTGGATGAATGCAAGTTGATGAGTGTGAAAGAGATAGTCGTTGTCAATAGTAGGGAAGTTTTGGTTAGCGATAACCATCCATCGCTTTGCAACCACACCTGCCCCTGACTGCAAGAGGTAGTTGAGAGCCTTGTGAGGACTATCTACCGCAATCTTACGTCCATCTATCGACTTGACAAAGCCTCTGTCACCCGCTGCACGAACAGCGGCAAGAAGATCACCCAAGCCGTCAATGGCAGCAACATAAGCACTTCGTATCTCAGCCCCTTTTTCTTTTGCCTTGTTCGGGGAAAGGCTTTGGTCATAACTAAGTCCTATCTTTTGATCGCCTGCCCCATATAGGAAGGCATAGGTTACAGTCTTTACTAGTCGTCTTGAGATGCCTATCTTATCGGCATTCTCTTGGTGAATGTCCCCATTGAGGAGTACGTCTCCGTAACGACCACCGTCATACCTAGCCAAATAGTGAGCCAACATCCGCAACTCAATACCAGCCAAATCAGCGCCGACCATAACCATGGAAGGCGAGGCGGTAAAGAGTTTTCTGAATGATAAGTCACTCGGGACCTGTGCGAGGTTTGGATTGCGGTGAGCACATCTGTGCGTGTTAGTACTGACTGAACAGTGGTGATGTATTCGATTGTTTTTGACTAACTTCAACCAGGCGTTCTTACCTTCAGATAACATGCCGAGCTGCTTTGTCAACTCAAGACAACGAAAGAATTGAAGAGCCTCTTCAGTCCCGATGTCCTTGAGCACAGTCTCGTCAATGGCAGTCTTGCCACTAGCTGTCTCTTTATCTGGCACCCAACCGTGGTGGTTCTTCATGACCCATGCAATGTGATCACGACTGCCAGGGTTGAACTCCTTCAGTTTAGTGAGAGGAGCGCCTGCGACATATCCAGTTGTTCGGTTAACTCTTTTAGGAGTAAACTCTCGATCTTTAATGAGAGGGTACCTGTTGCGTAGTAGTTGAGTAAGTGCTTCAAGCTCTCGTCGGAGAGTCGATTCAAGTTCCCATGCAGCAGGCTCATCAAAGTACCACCCATGTATCTCTTGTTCTGTGAGGATGGTTGCAACGTCATGTTCTAATTGGATGAAGTCAGGTATGGGTGGAAATGTTGCCATAACTTCTGTGTGACCTTTACATCTTGTATGCAGTAGTCCTGCATCTCTTGTGACCAGTTCTTCCAGTCAGTGTCTTTGCCAAACTCTCCCTTGTAAACGCCAAGCCTATATCCGTAGGATTCAAGTGAGTGGCGACCTTGAAGTTGTGGTGGCATATCCTTCCACTTACGCTTCTGATCTGTCTTTAGAATATCAGCGTGATAAATGCGACTGAGAACCAAAGTATCAATAAGCCTAGGACCGGGGGTAAACCAAGGATAGAGCTTACGGAGCACAGGAATATCGTAGCCAATGATATTGTGGCCAATAAGGCAACAGGCATCCTCAAGTAACTGGACACCTTTTGTGATAGGTTGTTCACTGCCTTCATCATTAAAGACAAGCATCTGATTAGTGTCGAGATCATAGATGCCGATACAGTGGACCTTGGTAGCATCATCGTAGAGACCGTCAGTTTCTAAGTCGAAGATGAGGTTCACTTACCAGTCCAGCGATAGGTCTTATCAACGAACTGCGCTCGCTTGATTGCCTCAGGAGTAGGTGGGTTAGGTGCCTTCAGTGTAAGACCGGTAGGGAAATGAAGGTAACGCTGGCCATTAGAAGTCGGTGGAAGGGTCAAATTCTTCTGTTGGTTCTGTTTCATGGAATTTGCAGGTGGATAGATCATAACTTAAACTGCAAGCGACGCCAACCTCGCCCGAATAGCGATTTTTAAGGACTCGCACTGTTGTATTACTTCCTCCAGCTGCGGCCTGTTGATCGCGTTCGAGTGCAATAACTCCGTCAGAGAGTTGTGCAATCGCCGCACTTCCTCGCAACTGTCCAAGTGTAACTCGTGCACCTTCCTCATGATTAGTGTCTCCAGATGTTCGTCGTAGATGTGAAACAAGGAACAGGGCAACACCAGTTCGTTCAACAAGAGAACGTAGTTTAGTCATGGTGGTATCAATCATCCGCCTCTCGTCACCATCTAATCCACTAAGTAGAATAGACAAGTGATCAAGGAAGATGACCTTTGCATCAAGACCAGCTGCCAGGTATTCAATACGATTGTAGATCAAGTCAGGGTCAAACGAACCGAAGCCATCAAAGAGGAATAGGTTCCACTTAGCTAGTGTTGCCTCGTATGCTTCAGTTAGCGTCTCTCGATCATGCTCGCCAATATGCAGGGACTTTCCTACAGCAGCGGACATCAATCCAAGTCCGGTTCTACGGTTACTTTCTTCAAGCGCCAAGTAGCCAACTCGCTCTCCCTTACGCAAAAGGTCAACTGCAAGTTGACGGCAGAATGAGGATTTCCCGATTCCAGATCCTGCAGTAATTGTAATAAGCTCTCCATACCTAATCCCGTGGAGTTTATTTTGCAGCCCAACAAATGGGTAGTCATGATCTGAAGGCGGAGAAGGTGTAGTTACAAGTTCTAGTAGCGTTTTTCCATCTACAATTCCGTCTGGACGGTAAGGCTTCGCGTCCCAAATAGCTCTACGAATCGCTTCAGTGTCATTGACCTGGAGAGCGTCTGACGCATCCTTGTATTCCTCAAGTCTTGCGATCTTTGTCTTGCCAGGTGGAAGGACCCCTGCCGCGTCCTCCGCTGCCTTACGGCCTGCCTCGTCATTGTCGAAGAACAGGACAATCTCTTCATAACCCTGGAGCCACTGGAGAGACCGTTGAATCGACTTCTTTGCCGCTGCGGCACCGCTAGGTAGAGATACCATCGGCCACCCCGGCATAGCCTCACTACATGAAGCCGCATCGAGTTCTCCTTCAGTGATAACGACTCGTTTTCCAGTGGCGGGAAACAAATGTTGTCCAAAGAGTGTTCCAGGTGTCTCTCCTTCATAGGTAAATATTTTGTTTTTTGTTTTTATTTTACAACCGCGAAGCGTTCCAGCATCGTCGAAATAATGGAAACGTAGTACGTCCCCGTCTCGGTAGATTTTGTATTGCTGGCAGACCTTTTCGGATAGGTTTCGTTTCTGCAGCCGTTCAGCTGAGCCTTGTAGTCTGACATTGGTGGACATTTTATGAGTGTGAACGTCTTCGGTATTACCGTAGGCATTACACGCGAAACAAAAAGTGTGGCCATCTGAGTACAATGAGTTTGCATCAGATGACCCACAATTATCACACGGTAAGTGCCTTACGAACTCGCTGTCGGAGTTCATCATACGCGGTGGCTTGATGGTCGTGATAGTTAAACCAAGAGTCAATGGCTTTCAGGAATCCCTCAACAATAGCGTCTGCATATTGAGGATTATCGGAATCTACGTCAGCGAGTAGATCACTGAACTGCTCTTCGTAAAATTCAACAGTGCCGTACTCATACTGAGGGGTGGAAGTAGCGATCATGTTAACCAATCAATGGGGATAGAATGGAATGCAGCCCAAGGGAATCCGTGTTTCTCGGCCCACTTGGCATAGGTAGTCTTTGATCCTTTGTAAATCTTGTTGTAAGGAGACTGAAATACGAAACGAATATCTAGATCAGGATTAGCAGCCTTAACGGCTTTCATCTTACGACGATCCTCCTCTGTAAGGTGCCCCTTTGTTTCAAGGAAGACACCATTAGGAAGCAGGAAGTCTGGTGTGTAATTACACTGCAGTACGTAAGGTACTTTGGTTGATTCGTATTCGTACTTAACTCCCAAGTTGGAGAGAAGATCAGCGACCTTCACCTCCAAACCTGAGCGATACGCCATCAGAAGTCGTCATCCTCTACCACAGGCTCTTCCTCAGCCATAGAAGGCGGTGCTGAGTCAGCCTTGAATCCATCAGTCTGCCCGAAGAGAGCAGCCACCTCAGCGTCACCAAGGTCGCTCCTATCTACACCAGCAGAACCATTAAGCTCTACAACTTGAACTCCTACAAGCTTAAGACTAGTGCCGTATGTGACACCATCCTTGAGGATGTAGGGCTTCTGCTTGAACGCAAGCTTTACCTTACTTCCACTGTAGACAGGAAGATCGAGGTTGGTGATAGGTGTACCTTCACTATCGACAACAGGTGGACGATTAGTTTCATTCCAAGAGAACTTAGTCTTGTACTTACCAGTAGACACCTCTTCCCAAGGTTCAGGTTTAAGTACACTACGCTTAGGATTCTTCAGCTTACCTTCTGCCCACTTGAGAGTTTCAGTGCGATCCTCTTCAAGAGCAGCAATCATCTTGTCATCAAGGATTGCAGACAGGGAGTAGCCAAACTTACTAGGCTTCAGCACAGCTTGGTAACCTTCAAGGACAACAGGCTGTTGAGTAATGTGGATTGATTGTGCCATTAACAGAAAAAATAGGTGGATTCGATCACGGTCTCTGGTTCTAGATCACCAATGATCGGCGGGTCAGTCTCTGCACCAATCTGTTGTGCAAAGTCTTTTAGGTAATC